GTTGTCGGCCTAGTGCATGCGGATTGCCCGCGAAGCAACTGGAAGGATTTGGTGAGCGCCATTGAGCTGGGTGACAGCGAGCCGGATCACCTTATCTCTATGTGTCAGTGGTCAAGAAGTCGAATCAAGGCGGGAGATCTGGCCGGGGTGGAAGGGGTGCGCGCCGTAGTGGTAGGTCATACACCGTTGAGCGCAATGACCGTGCTCGGCAACGTCTACCACATCGACACCGCTGGATGGGTGCCGGATCGCGGACACTTCACGCTGCTGAATCTTGACAGCCTGGAGCCGGCCAAAAATAAGTGATGGCATTCTGATTATTACGGTCCCTACAGAGGGACTGTATCGGATATGATAGCGCGCGTAGGCAAACAAACAGGGAGTGACCGAATGAGCAGATTGATTGGCATCGCTGGCCGGGCCGGCAGCGGAAAGGATACGGCGGGCTCGCACCTGGTCGAGCAGCACGGCTTCCAGCAGTACGCCTTCGCCGACCCGATCCGGGCGATGCTCGGCGCTCTCGGTGCATTCCCTGCGGGCGACCTGATCGACCGTGACGCCAAGGAAGCGACCATCGACTGGCTGGGCAAGAGCCCGCGGCAGATGGCGCAGACCTTGGGCACCGAGTGGGGTCGCGAACTGGTTCACCCTCAGCTCTGGGTTCTGATGGCGCAGCGCCGTTGGGATGCTGCCAAAGCCGCCGGGCACAGCCTGGTTGTCACCGACGTTCGTTTTGAGAACGAGGTCGAGTGGATCAAGGCGCAGGGCGGCCATGTGATTGTGCTTGATCGGCCAAGCACCGAATCGGTTAGCGCTCACGCAAGCGAGCAGCTCAACTTCTCCGTTTTTGCTGACTGGTTAATTTTCAATGACAGGTCGATCGCCACACTGAAGCGTCGCATTGACCTGGCCTTGATGGAGCTTCACCCATGATGAAGAAGGCGACCGACGAGCAGCTGAAGGAAGCGCTGGCCACGATGACCGTGACCCAGACCGCTGCCCACTTCGGCATGAATGAGCGCACCGTCTGGTCGCGCAAGGCAAAGATGGCCCGTCAAGGCTGGAGCCCTGAGCACGACATGACCAAGACCGTCCCGGACGGATTCCACCTGAAGGGCACGTCGACACTGTACGACGAAGAGGGCAAGGCCAAGCTGCAATGGGTAAAGACCTCGATCGACCATGAGCGCCAGGCCGAAATGATGCGCGAGGCGGTGTCTGCGCTGTCCGCCGAGATCGTCCCGGAGATCGCCGTGAAGGCCCCGGCCCACACCCTGGACCAGCTACTGAACTGCTACGTCATCACCGACTACCACCTCGGCATGAATAGCTGGGGTGAAGAGACCGGCGGCGACTGGGATATGAAGATCGCCGAGGACTTGCTTGTAAGCTGGTTCGGCGCGGCCATCGCCCAGGCCCCCGACTCCCGATCCGCCGTATTCTCCCAGCTCGGCGACTTCCTGCACTGGGACGGCATCAGCGCGGTAACCCCGACATCCGGCCACATCGTTGACGCTGACACCCGATTCCAGAAGGTTGTGCGGGTCGCCATTGGCGTGATCCGTCGCATCACCTCGATGCTGCTGGCCAAGCATGAGCGCGTCGTTCTGCTGATGGCTGAGGGCAACCATGATCTGGCATCAAGCATGTGGCTGCGCGAACTGTTCGCCGCTCTGTACGAGAACGAGCCGCGAATCGAGGTCATCACCCGGCCAGATCCTTACTACTGCCTCGAGCACGGCCTGACCTCTCTTTTCTTCCACCATGGCCACAAGAAGCGCATCGACTCCCTTGAGACCGTGTTTATCGCCAAATTCCGCGAAGTGTTCGGCCGCACCAGGTTCAGCTACGCGCACACCGGCCACCTGCACCACAACGTATTGCGCGAAACCAACACCATGCAGCTGGAGCAGCACCGGACCTTGGCCGCGCCAGATAGTCACGCGAGCCGCGGCGGCTGGATGTCCGGGCGTGACGCCAAGGTGATCACCTATCACAGCCAGTACGGCGAGGTAGGCCGGACCACAATCAGTTACGAAATGCTCGCTGGGGATGCTGCGTAACCGAGCAATTCATGATGAGCGAAACAACAACCAAGGGCGGAGCTGTACGGGGCCGCATCAGTAAATATCAGGGGTGATAGATGGAAGATCGTGAGCTTATGGATCTGGTCGCAAAGGCGGTTGGCCAGGTAATTGTCTACGGCGGTGCTCCCTTTGGTGGGCAGGGCTCTCCATTCATGGACGGATACGGCTACTTCAAGCCTCTGAGTGACGATGGAGACTGCGCCCGTCTTGAAGTTGAGCTGCGGCTCAGTGTCGAGATAGACGAAAGCGGAGTCAGATCCGTGAAGTACCTGCGCGACGGCATGGAGTTCATCGAAAGCATTCAGCTGGCCTGCAATCATGGCGGCGATATGAACAAGGCGAGGCGCTGGGCAAGCGTAGAGGTTGCGGCGGAGATCGGGAGGATGAAGCCATGATCTACAGAAGCGTAGTCGCAGCAGTCGTCCGGGCGCTGGCAGCGGAAACCATGAGCGGCACCGGCGGCCAGGACTTCGAGCCGAAGGTGCAGGCGGCAAAGCAGAAGGGGGCGATTGTCGGGAAGGAGGAAGCATTTCTTGTGGATTGCTGGGTATTCGGCCGACTGCACAAGGGACTGTCTTCCGAGCATTGGCGCGCACTGGTCGCCAAGTATTCGACGCACGAAGACCGCAAACATGAAGCGATCCTGGCACTGTATCGGATGACGCGCTCGCCAGCTCCGACCAAGTTCCGCGAGATGGCTGTGCTGACCTGGGCCATCCCGCAACTGGCGGGCGTCAAGGATGGTAAGCGCTCGGCGCATGTGCTCCCTGCCGCCTGGTACGACATGGCGAAATGGGATAGCGACGGCAGGCCAGACTCAACCCAGCGTCGGTGGCGCAACGAGATTCGCAAAGGATTGGACAATCAAGTCAATGAGGCTCTGGCTGTCACTCATGAGTTTCTGGCGGCAGAAGGCCTGATTGTATCGGAGGCGGCATGATCACGGCTGAAAGGTTGCGCGAGGTTCTTCGGTACAGTCCGATTGTTGGTGTATTCGAGTGGAGGATTGCAGGGCGAAGGATAAGGCCTGGATATCTTGCGGGGTGCGCTTCAAAAACCAGCGGCTACATAAAGATATGCATCGACAGGAAACAGTATTCCGGTCAAAACCTTGCGTGGCTGTACATGACGGGCAAATGGCCGGAGGTTGTCATTGATCACAAGGATGGCGATAGATCTAACAATGCGTTTAATAACTTGAGGCCGGCAACAAGGGCTCAGAACGCAGCTAACGCCAGAAGGGCCGCCCACAACAAGAGTGGCGAGAAGGGCGTTTTCTTCTGCAATACATCCAGGCGCTGGAAGGCCCAGATAAAAACAGGTGGCTCTATAGCCTTCAGTAAGATGTACAAAACGCTTGATGAAGCCGTAGCTGGGATCAGGGAGGCCCGAGAGAAGCTTTTGGGCGAGTTCGCTAACCACGGGATTCACGGTTACGAAAAAGAAGAGATGGAAAGTGTTGACTTTAACCAATCAAACGATCACTATCAGCCCCATCCTGCGGCAATTGCGGGTCAGGTAGTAATACAGTCCCTCGCAAGAGACTGAGAGAACAACCAGCGCCAAAGACAAGTGCCCGCCGACGCGGAAAATCGTCTACATCGGAATGCCAGCTCGATCGACAGGAAGCTCTCACCCCTGGCGAAATGTTGATTGAGTTGGCACCCCAATGCAGATGCTGAGCCCTGATAGCCGGGGCAGCCAAGGCGAAAGGTTTTCGGTCTTATTTTCCCTTGAGTCATGGTCGTCCAATCGCCGTCTGCACCAACCACATAACCCAGCCATCGCGCTGGGTTTCCCATTTCTGGCTCCCGTGCAGCCTCTAATCGCTTCGGCAAGGCCATGCACGGGAGCCGGATCTAATTCAGCCCCGAGGGGCCAGAGAATGCGCCCCATGAACGAAAGCACCGACTACGTGGCCAAGGCCATCGAATGGCTCAGCCACTACCCGGTTGTCTATGCAGCGACCCTGTCGTGCTGGATCGCCTTCTTGCGGGTTATGTACAACCGCGGCGGGTGGCGACAGTCATTCCTTGAGGCTGGCCTGTGCGGTGCGATCACTGCCGGGGCGTTCCCGCTGCTGGATTACATCGGACTGCCTGCGAGCCTTGCGGCGGCGCTGGGTGCGGGTATCGGCACGCTGGGCGTGAAAAAGATCGTATCCCTTGCAGAGCAATACGCCGACTTCAAATTCCCGACCCGAGGGCAGTGACATGCAACTGATCGACAACTGGAAAGACGCCTGGAAGCTGAGCAGCGTTCAAGCGGGCGCGGCCATCACGGCGCTGGGCGTGGCCGAGCAGGTATTGCCAGCACTGCAAGCGGCGCTGCCGACCGGTATCTACGCGATCCTGGGTGCGCTGGTCATGCTTGCCCGTGTCGTGCTTCAGCCGAAGCTTACCAAGTGACATGGACGCCGACATCCTGATCCATCTGTGGGTTGGCTTCCTGCTCGTGATGTTCGGCGTGGTCCTGTACGTGATCAGCCGGTTACAGCGCAGGCATAGGAAGGCGATGGGCTTGAGTCGGTAATTGCGCGCTACGAAAAGACAGTGCGCTAAACGTGGCGCGGAAGGATAGGGTCATGACCAAGCGCAACTGGTCGGTATCGGTGAAGGGTTACAAGCCATTCCCCATGCTGACCCTTGATCGAGCGCTGAGCCATGACGACGCATTGGCGTTCGCCCGGTCGATCTGGCCGACCTGTGAGGTTTCCTGATGAGTAACGTAACAAACATCCGCCACTCAATGCCGCTCAGCCCGGATATCACCAGAGCCATCGTCGAGCTAGATAGCGTCATCGCCAAGGCGGTTGATGCAGCCAGGGCGGCCGGCCTTCCTCAAGGCTTTGTGGTATCCGTCCTGCACGGGCACGCACACGCACAAACCCACATCATGGTGATCTGAATGGCAGTGAAGCAACCCGACTGGGAGGCGATCGAACGAGCCTACCGGGCTGGCGCGCTTTCCATCAGGACCATCGCTGATCGGAATGGAATCAGCGATACAGCGATACGCAAGAAGGCCAAGGCCTCCGGGTGGGTGCGAGACCTTTCCGAGCAGGTTCGAAAGGAGGTTCGCAATAAGCTGGTTCGCGGAGAGGTTCGCGACGACCAATGCGCGAACCCTGAGCGTGATGCCGAGATCGTCGAAGAGGCGGCAGAAGAGGGCGCGACGGTTGTTCGCAGTCACCGCCGAGACATTCGCAAAGCCTCGAACCTTGCGAACCTGCTGATGGATGATCTGCTGACGACCATTCAGCAGCGCGAGTCTATCGAGGACGCCATCGAGGACGAGACGCGCAATGACAGCAACGGCATGCGCCGAGCCAACATGCTCGGAGCTGTATCGCTGCCCAGCAATGCCAAGACCCTGTTTCAGCTTTCCTCTGCCATGAAGAACCTTCAGGTTCTGGAGCGCCAGGCGTTCAACCTGGACGACAAGGAGCAATCCGCCGATGTGGACGAGCTGTCCAACCTGATGGACGAATTATCTAAGGACGCCTGACCATGAAGCCCGAGCACATGAAGCTGCTCAGGGATCGATTCTGGCGCCTGAACAATCTCTACTGGATCACCGACAAAAACGGTAAGAAAGTCCGCTTCCGCATGACGCAGGAGCAGATCGACTACTTCCAGGGCATGCACACCCGAAACATTATCCTCAAGGCTAGACAGCTGGGGTTCACGACCCTGGTCTGCATCGTCCAGCTTGATGCTGCGCTGTTCGAGGCGGCCAAGTGCGCGCTGATCGCTCACACCCTGACGGACGCCAAGCGCCTGTTCCGGGAGAAGATCAAGTACGCCTACGACAACCTGCCGGCCGAGATCAAAGCGGCCAACCCGGCACGCAATGACGCGGCGGGCGAGCTGGTATTCAGCAAGGGCGGCTCGCTCTACGTCAGTACGTCCTTCCGGGGCGGCACGCTGCGCTATCTGCACGTTTCCGAGTTCGGGAAGATCTGCGCCAAGTATCCGCACAAGGCGCGGGAGATCGTCACTGGTGCCTTCGAGGCGGTAGCAGCAGATTGCTTTGTCACCATCGAGTCGACGGCAGAGGGTCGGGCCGGCTACTTCTTCGATTACTCGCAGAGCGCAGAGAAGCAGCAACTGTCCGGCACGCCGCTGGGCCTGCTCGACTGGAAATTCTTCTTCTTCAGCTGGTGGCGTAACCCGCTGTACTGGCTGGACCCGGCGACGGCGGTTATCCCGCAGCGCCTGACTGACTATTTCAACGAACTGGAGGCCAAGCACGGCATCCAGACGAACCCCGGGCAGCGCGCCTGGTACACCGCCAAGGAAAAGACCCTCGGCGACGACATGAAGCGGGAATACCCGTCGATCCCTGTCGAAGCCTTCCAGCAGTCGGTAGAGGGCGCCTACTACGCCCAGCAGTTCACCAAGCTTTACGCAGCAGGGCGCATCGGCAAGCTGCCGGATAACTCGCATCTGCCGGTCATGACTATCTGGGACATCGGCGTCGGCGACTCCACGGCCATCTGGTTCGTGCGCAAGGTCGGCACCGAATACCACGTCATCGACTACTACGAGAACAGCGGCGAAGGCCTGCGGCATTACATGAAGGTGCTCAAGGACAAGGGTTACACCTATTCCGAGCACTGGGGGCCGCACGACATCGAAAACCGCGAGTTCGGCAGTGATGCCAAGACCCGCAAGGAAATTGCCCAGGAAGGCTACGAGATCGACGGCCAGCGTTACAGCCTGACATTTACGGTTGTGCCAAAGATCGGTGTCGACGACGGCATCGAGGCGGCGCGCGAGATCCTTCCGCTCTGCGCGTTCGACGAAGAAAAGTGCGACGAAGGCATCACCCATCTTGAGGGTTATCGCAAGGAGTGGGACGACAAGCGCGGGTGCTGGAAGGACAAGCCATTGCACGACGGCACGTCTCACGGCGCGGACGCCTGGCGTTACTTCGCGGTCTCCCAGACCAAGCGCAAGACCATGACCGATATCCCTGTCACATTCACCTTCTGAGGCCATCCATGGCGAATTACAGCGACACCCGGCAGGAATATGCCGACGCCTTGCCTGGCTGGCGTCTGGTGAAGCGATGCGTCAAGGGCGCGCGCGAGGTGCGCAAGCACGACGAATATCTGCCGATGCCAGATCCTACGAACAAAGAAACGAAGAATCTGGAGCGGTACAAGCAGCTCAAGAGGCGGGCGATGTTCCTCAACGTCACCGGGCGCACGCGGGCCGGCCTGCTGGGCGCTGTGTTCCGCAAGACGGCCGAACTGACCCTTCCGACTGAAGTCGAGTATCTGCAAGAGAACGCCAGCGGCGACGGCACCAGCCTTGAGCAGCTGTCGAAGAAGGCAGTCGGCGAATGCCTGGAAACTGGGCGCGGCGGCTTCCTGGTCGATTATCCGAAGGTCGAGGCGGCCAGTGGCGTGTCATCCATGGCGGATGCGGCCAAGCAGAAGGCCCTTATTCACTTCTACGACGCCGAGTCGATCATCGACTGGGACGAGCAGGTCATCGACGGCGTGAAGCGCCTTGTCTACGTCAACCTGCAGGAATGCGTGTCGGTGTTCGACGCGGCTCAGTTGTCCCGCGAAGAGTACAAGCAGAATCGCGTGTTGCTGCTGATCGACGGAAAGTACGAGCAGCGGGTTTACAAGGAAGGCAGCGAAGACTTCACTCCGTCGAACCCGAC